ATCTACTCGCTTGCCAAACTCGTTAAAGTTACTCTTAATGCCATTAACATCAGATGTTACTGTATCAAGAGACTTTGTTACTGCTGCTACCTGCTCATTAAGCGACTTAATAGTTGCCGCAAGATAGCCAAAGGCATTAGTTAGAGAAGCATTAATTTCTGAAACTGCTTTAGCAACTTCTTCTTTAACTTCTGAAACAGCATCTACTGTTGTTTCTGACTTCTCTACTTCTACTGCTGCTTCTGCAACAGGAGAATCTGCACCACCGTCAACTGCTTCTACTGCAGGCGCTTCTTCAGCAACTGCAACTTCTTCAGCAACTACAGGTGTTTCAACAACATCTGCTGGTTGTACCTCTGGAGCAACCTCTGCATTTTCAACTACAGCGTCTACGGCTGTTTCTGTTGATTCTGTCATTGGATTTACCTCCTTAGTAATCTTAATTGTACTAATGCCTTTAGCACTATCAACTAAGAATTTTATCATTTCATTATTATCTTTATCATTTTTTTCTATAAAACCAATGTTTTGCATCTTATTACCATTTGTTGGGCTTACTGCTGAATCAGATTCAGATACCATAACAATACCGCTTTCTGAATCCCAAAAAACATTTTCAATCTCTGTCTTTGATAGGTATCCGTCAACTACGTTTTGTCCATTTACTTTTTCAATAGATACAATGTTTGCAAACTGATTTGCTGGATTGTCAACAAGAGAAAGTTCGTGTAGTTCATAATTCTTAATTACACGGACTGTCTTATCGTTTTTCTCATCATATGCATCGTCCCAAGTCTTTATGTTTCCACCGATTGAAAAACCAGTATATGTTCCGTCTAGAACCTTTTCCCATGCATCTTGTGCACCCTTTGAAACGTATGCAGATACATAAACTCCACTATAAAACTTCTTATCATTTGGATCAAAATATTTGTCTTCTTTAAATGAAACTATCTTTCCAACTGCTGATGGTTGGTGCATTTCACGAAGATTACCACGGAAATTTTTAAATGCATCTACGCTAGATTCTGTTGTTACAATATCCCCTTGGCGATCAACGTTATCAAGCGTTGCAAAACCTGACACCATACGGCGTTCAACATCTACTTTTCCGATGGGCATTGAGAGGCGAACATTGTCACCTTCAGTTACCCAATGAGCCTTATTTATTAACATAGCCTTCCTATTATAGCATTTGTTTATAAGGTTTTCTCAACTATTGAGACGCTCTTCCTTCACCTTGCGGATTACGTCCAGAAACTGTTGTTGTTGAATCAGAATTATTATTTGTTCGTTCTGCATCTCTTGCTCTATTGCCAGCAAGGTTTGCATTTGCATCTGCTGCTTGTCTTGGAGACATAATAAATGGCTCATCTCCATCTGCTCTTTGTGGCAAATCAAGTTTTTCACGAGCCTCATTTGGAGTCATAACTTGTGTCTTTACATATCTTTCAAGAATTTGAGACTGAGCAATTTCATCTGTAAGTGTTAGTTCGTTGAACTTTAACTCAAGAATATCTGTTTTTTCTTTGATGATCTTGTTTACAATCTTTTCCAGGTGCTTTTGTGCTGGACGAGATACCTGCTCTTTAAATGTACGATCCTGAGATAGTGCTGCAGCAATGCCACCCGAATCTGCACCACCAAGTTTAGACATTGGAACCTGATGAGCAATTAAAATATCATCACGATTTTGCTTACGATACTCTTTAAATGATCCATCTTGGATACCGTTTTCAATTGGTTCCATCTTAAACTCAACTTTATTGGTATCAGTATCGCCAGGAAGTGGTATATAAAGGGTTCTGTGTGATTGAGCCTTTAGCCCAGTCTGAAGGAATCTGAACATCTTATCTTCGGCATCCCCTGAAAGTTTTGCTCCCTTAAGAGTTACAACATATCTTGGAACAGCCTTATTTTCAAAGTAATCAATATTGTATTGAGATGCAAGTTGATCTCCAACTAAAGATGGCATTGCTGCAATAATGTCTGGAATTCCATAAAACGTATTTAATGGTGAGTATTCTTTAAGATGAATAATCTCATTTGGTCTTGGATCTGTTCCCATTGGGTTTGGATTCTTTGCGCTAAAGTTTCTAAAGTAAACTACCTTTTGCCCAATGATTTGAACAAATCCGTCACGAAGGCGACGAACACGAACAGTTGTTGCTGGAATATGACCAACATATCCAATCTCTCCTGCTGTTGTTCTTCCTACTTCAATAAATCCATTTCCAGTAGCCTGAAGATCTGTATAAACCTTTTCCATTGTTTTTGTAAAACTATCATCATCATTAAGATTTTCTAACCAGTCTTTTAGTTCAATTTTCATTCTTTCAATACGACGACGTGCACGATCAACGGCTGCTTGGTCATCGTTATTTTCAAAACGTAGCATGGTTCTATCTGTTACATCAAAACGGTATCCAAGACCAACAACGTTTTCTACCTTAGCATCAATTGCAGCATGATTAGCAAAAGATGTATCATAGAAGTTAGCCAACTCATACATATTATATGGTGGTGTAATTACATCAAATAAACCATAACCATTACGATACACAGTGCCAGGATTAATCTGTTTTGATCCAGAATCAACTCCTGAAGGCGTTACGTTTGCAGCATTTAAATATGCTTCGTTACCTTCTGGATTAACGTACTTTGACATATTGCGTGTTGTTCTACGACGGAAGTTTTGATCAAGACCAGCATAATCTTTTAAACCTTCCCAAGACTTATTAAATGGATCTTGAGACTTAAAAATATTTTCATCACGCTCTTGCGTGTTTAATCCTGCACGTACGTATTCTTGATCAGCCATTTTCGTATGAATCTCTTCCATGTTTATCTAATGTTTGTTGTGCTGCATGCCAAGCACCCAAATCGTTCATTGAAGGAATAAGTCCCGCATTAAGTCTTTCTTTTTGTTCTGAATACTCTTCTTCACTAATTCTGTGAAGTCCTGGAACAAATACTGCCTTACCCTCACCATCATCTCCATGGGATATAGCAGCACTTCTTAATTCAGAAATCTTTGAAAGATCCCCTCTGTCTGCAGGTATATTTAAAATTGAACCTTCGTCATCTGTAAACCACTTACCATTTGACTTTTTATATACATATAGTCCCCAGTCATAGTGCTTTTCAATTACTTTACGTCGCACATTCTTTACATAGGGTTTACCAGTTTTTGGATTAATTAAGGATTCCATAGCCATAAGTATAGCAGATTATACTGGTGTTGAGATACTTGTTGACCACTCTGTTTCTGTATATACCTTTATTAATTCTGGTACATACGATATTCCCTCGGAATCATCAATAATAATCTTATTAGTTCCCGTATAAGTCTTATATATATCTGAAGGATTAACAAAATAAAAGTCTGTCTGTCCTAAATTAAGCACACTATCCCATATATAACTATTTAACCAGAATTGCCACTGGAATGTCGTAACTGTGTCTGTTAAAACCTTAAGCCATGGTCGCTGTGCACTGCTCTGAACTTCGCTAATGCTATTTGCTTGATAGTATGCAATATTATTAAATACTGCTGGACCTGTAAGATTAATATTTCCAAGGTATGAGTCAAATAATAAGGATACCGCAAAAGATATGCCAATAACTGACCACTCTTTAATATTTGCAATTGGTTCTCTAACTATTGAACCATTTAAATAAAAGGCTATACCTTCATATGGGGTGCCAGATGCATTTAATGCAAAGATTCTTCCTCTATTTCCAGAATCGCTGTTGGCTACTATGTAAACCTTGACAGTTCCCTGTTTATGATTTATTTCAAATAGTTCAACTGGATCTGCTGGGAAAAAGTCTTTATCATATCTAAACCATAGTTGGGCTGCACTGATCTTATAGTTTGAAGCAAGTTGGCTATTTATAGGGAAGGAGATACCACGATTAATTAGATTGTTTTGCTCTCCTCTTATTTCTATACCTGAATTTTTTGTTAGATATAGGTATGGCGTACTTTCTTTATAAATGCTAAATGGATTTTTAGTTTTATAATCATAATAGATTCCGCTCTTCTTGTATGGAAATAGATCTACTCCAAATCTTGTTCCAACTGGATTTGATGAGTTACTATTTAAAACCTGCGAGGCAAACTGAAGTTTATTTAGTAGGATTGGCTTTGTTAAAATTCCACGACTTTTAATCTCTAAATTATATACAATTGCCAATGAGTTAAAGTCAATGTTTTGTTTTGGATATATAATTGTATTGTTTAGAATTTCAAACTTTGTGGTTTCCCAGTCAGTATGATAATTAAGATCAATAAGGTTATACTGGTTTGGTTTTATTACATCAGCATATTCTTCAACAGAGTTTGCCCCATCTATTACATATTGAAATGTTGCATAACTCTTAATTTCTGAGTTGGTTGTATCATAAAAATAATCTCCATTAGAATCTTCTGTAAGTTCTGTTGGTGATGGGTATCCAATATTAAACTGTAAAAAATCTAAATCATAATGCTTGTTGCCAGATTCATCAGTTACATATTTTGCAAAATAAGATAGTGGAAGATAGTCCTGCCAGTATGAGGCAACACCAATATCTAAAAAGTATTTGTTATAAGACTCTGTTGGTAAAAGTGTATAACTAGCAGTATGGTCAAGGAGTTCCTGGCCAAATGAGGATATTGCAATTCCATTGTCTGCAAAATGATTTGTAATGTATGAAGCATTTATTGCCGTTGAAAGTCCAACTGAATAAATTCTTCCACTAAATACATTGCTTGTTCCATCTCCGCCAACATATAGGTTTAGTCCGTTTTGATTTCCAAAAAATGCAGCAAGGTTTCCACCATATGTATTTACCAGTGAATTGATTTGAAAGCCAGCAGCAAACAATGCAGCGTCTGGTATTCCACCTTCTTCAACATATATTTCTTCTTCTACTCCATTATAAAATAATGTATAGACTATATCTGCATCTAATGTCTTTACTTCAAAATAGTTGCCACTTAATGAGTTAACTACTTTAAATAATATTGTATTGTCTTCTGTATTATTTATTATTGAAAATACACCATAAACTGTGTGCATTTGATCAGCAAGAATATTTAGTCTTGAAAAATTAATATATGAATTTATTGAGTTCCATCCAGAATTTGGTCTTAGGCGTATAAACTTATTGTCTAGGAATGGACCTGAATCAATAGTTTGTAAATCTTGATTATCTGAGTATAGTTCTTCTAGCGTTTTACTTCCTGTAAATATTTCTGGTAAAGAATATTCAGGAGTTCTTAATGTAGTAGCAGTAGTTAGCAGGTTATCAAATGTGCCCTGCTGCCATTGTGCAAAATCTGGGTAGTTATAATTTACAGCATAATTTGAAAATGGATAATCAATAAAAGCAGTAGTTCCACCATAGGCTGAGTTAATTCCTTCTGGAGATATAACTCCTTGTCCATATACCCACCTGCGTTTTGCTAATGTAACTGGAACCTGATATGAATAAATAGCAACACAGTCAACTTCAAATGGTGATATATCTGCAGATGAATAAAATCCTACCCAGTCTTGATTATTACCGACATCTCCAGATTCTTCAGATAGTTCTGTTGGAAGCACAAGACTTGATGTATCAATAGTTAAAGACAAAACTTCTTCGCCATTTATTAAAAGTGATGCTGAGTTTCTAATTAAACGAATATGAATAAGCATTGGTCTGTACCACTCACCAACGAAGTGGGATGCAAACTGATCTCCAATAACTAGTGTTATAAATCCACCCTCAACATACAAACCATCTTCAGAAGCAATTGGCCCAAATATTCTAAATGGTGCTGATGTATCGGCATTTATTCTTGCCCAAAATTCTACAGTGTAATCGTTGTGCTGTCCTTTTTGATTTAAAAATCCTTTTCCAGGAAGAATAAGTGATGCATCACTATATGGCTTTAAAACTGTAACTCCAGATGCACCGTATACAAGCGGTATACCAGAGTTAACAGCATAAAGTTTTGATTCTGCAATATAGTAAGCGCTATCTTCAGCAATACCATATGCCTGCGCCTCAACAGCATCTAGCCCACCATACTGGCTAACTTCTGCTGGAACTGTTGTTGTATTTAGTCCAAGTGAGTTTACTTGAAATTCTTCTGACCATTGACCAAGAGATAGTCCATTAAAATAAAATTGATTTTCTGATGTATTTGATGCACCTTCAATAATTCCGACAACTAATACTATTCTTAAGTTAGCATTTACGTTTGGTTTTTCAAATGTTTCAGATATATATGACCATCTTTCATTAAAAATTGTAGAAAATGTTTTTAAATTTTGAACAACTGTCATTGTGCTTGGATCCGTATATTCATATCCAATTGAAACATTTCTTAAATAAATACTATTTGAGTAAAAGTATGTACCTATAGAAAATGTTTCTAAATCATTGTTAAGTGTATTTATATTGATAATTGTTGGACTAATTGCAGTAATATCCATTGTTGGATTAACTGATAAGTTTCCTGTTAATATGGTTGTTACACTGTCAGAAAATGGTTCTCCACTAATGGATGATCCAGATGAAGTTGTACCGTTGGTTATAGTCCATCCACTGTTTATGTTCCGTTGATTTTCTGTAATCAAAGAGATGTAGTCAAGTTGATCGTCTAATGCCCAGAGAACTAGTGGGTGCTCAGAATAAATCTTCTCTGCATATAAATTTGATGGATTAGACATTTTTCTCCTATTCCACTATTATAGCAGGGTAGAGGTTAATTTATATAAATCTTT